CAGCACAACTGGTCGAACAAACCAATGCCTACTACGAAACCTTGCAACGTAATCTCAAAAGTTTGACCAGTCGTCGTGGTTACGATGCCTATTTTGAATCGTGGACTCCGGCTGAGGTATCCGAAGAGTCAGTGGTAATCGAAGGACTCAAACATTTATTTGTGACACAAAGCATTGATCAACGCATCGAAGACGCCTTGCCGTTGATAGCCCGAATACAACAACAGGAAAACGCTATGAAAGAAGCCAACATATTTGAAGCATGGGCCAACCAGCTCATGGAAGGAACCTGGCAACTGCCAGATACACCAGAAAAACAAGCCAAACTGGTCGAACTGTTAAGCACAGACTTGCCAGTGGGTGCTGATGCTACCAACGCCAAGGAACAGTTATATGACCTAATTGGCAACGACAACCTGTTTGACCAGTTGGAAGAATTGGCCGAACGCGATGCCAATGCTGATGCCCGTCAAGCCATTTATGATTGCTTGCAAGAACTCAGCGACCATCCTGAAGTGCGTAAGGTAATGGATCAACTGCAAGTTGATGACACAGCGGCCATGAATCCGCCCGAAGCTACCAATCCAGCCGATCTAGAACCACAAGATGAAGTGCAAGAAGAAGTCAAAGATCCACACACACAAGAATCAGATCCGGCCGGAACCAAACAACCTGCTTATCCTGAGTATGATGATTCATTGGAAGACATTCTGCGTATTGCAGGTGTGCCAGCTGAAAAACGTTCTGCTCCAGACTACGAGCCTGAATTGATGGAAAGCCGCATGCTGGATGAAGACAAAGAAACCTTGGATCATATCCTGGACCGTTTCAAATATGAAGTTCGTGAATTTGAACAGGGTGGCGATTTGGACGAGCATCTGTATGATGCCCTGTTTGACTACTACTGCGACACCGGCGACATGCCATATGGCGTGCAAAAAGCACGTGAAGGCGACCCACACGAATGGGTAGCACAGAATTTGGAAAGTCATTTACGTGGCGGTGGTATCATTGGCGGTAACCCTGATGAAGACATGGGTCATGAGCGCGAAAGCATGAGTGATTATGCCGATGAAGATGTCATGGGCCCATCTGGTGCAAGTTTGAGTCCATTCAACGAAGCCGAACCAGTTAGCCTCGAAGCTGAGGAAACTGAAGAAAGTTCACCACTTGCTGGCAAGTATGGACATTCGGGCAAGATGAAACCAGTAGCCAAAGATGTCAGCTTCTTGGATCGTCTCAAAGAACTTTCAGGTATGATCCGCAACTAAAAATCTAATCTGAGCAACCGCGTCATAAATATCATTGACGCTTCCAAATAAAGCGTATATACTGTTACAAGTGTATGCGCTTTTTTATTAGCATCACAGGCAACGTAACATCTAAATTTTAGATAGGCAACACATAGTAAACATTTTGAAAGGCAACTAAACTATGGCATCATTAGCAGAAATTCGCGCAAGACTAGCCGCTAGCGAATCAAAACAAGGCGGAAACTCCACAGGCGGTGACAATTCAATTTATCCACACTGGAACATGGAAGAAGGCTCTAGTGCCACACTCCGTTTCTTGCCTGATGGTAACACCAAGAACACATTCTTTTGGCAAGAACGGGCCATGATCCGTTTGCCATTCAATGGCATCAAAGGTGAAATGGAATCCAAACAGGTTTTTGTTCAAGTTCCATGTATGGAAATGTGGCAAGAAACTTGCCCAGTCTTGACCGAAGTTCGCACCTGGTTCAAAGACAAGAGCTTGGAAGAAATGGGTCGCAAGTATTGGAAAAAACGCAGTTACATTTTCCAAGGCTTTGTGCGTGAGAATCCAATCGCTGACGACAAGAGCCCAGAGAATCCAATTCGCCGTTTCATCATTGGTCCTCAGATTTTTGCCACAATCAAGTCGGCACTTATGGATCCAGAGTTGGAAGAATTGCCAACTGACTTGTTGCGTGGATTAGACTTCCGCATCAGCAAGACCAGCAAGGGCGGTTACGCTGACTACAGCACCAGCAAGTGGGCTCGCAAAGAGTCAGCACTTACTGAAGCTGAACAGGCCGCAGTTGATCAATATGGCCTGTTTGACTTGAGCACATTCCTGCCCAAGAAACCAAGCGAAGCTGAAATCAAAGTAATCAAAGAAATGTTTGAAGCTTCAGTTGATGGTCAAAGCTATGACACCGAGCGTTGGGGTCAGTATTTCCGTCCAGCTGGAGTTAATGCTCCTGCCGGTGGTGCTGCTCCTGTTGCAGTAGACGAAGATGCTCCAGCACCAGCAGTCAAGGCCGCACCAGCAGTATCCAGCAGTTTCGATGATGAAGATGATACACCAGCAGTAGCATCAGCACCAGTTGAAGCCAAACCTTCTACACAAAAAGCAGAAGATATCTTGGCAATGATCCGGGCACGTCAAAAGGCCTAATCACGTTGTTGTCTAGTAGGGGCTTCGGCCCCTACGACCTTTTATAAAAATAAGCAAGGAAACAGATGTCTGTTTGCAATTTTGCCGACGCAGTAATACAGCAAAGCAAATCCTATCCTCAAAAAATTGCCTATCTGGATGGAATTGAGGAACTTACCTACGGCACCTTGATTGACAGAATACAACAGGTGGCCAACGGACTGATAAGTCTGGGCATTACCGCCGGCACACACGTGGCCATCAGCATGGAAGACTGTGTGGATTGGCCTGTGGCGTTTTTGGCCTGCATACATCAAGGCATAGTGCCGTTGCCCTTATCCACTACCATGGGCACAGATCTATTTGGCAAAATAACACAGTTTGCTGATATCAAATTGGTCATCGCCGGCAAGCAACATTCTGCCGTGTCTAACAATATACCCGTGATAACACGTCAAGAACTACAAAATTTTTACTCAACACAACCTGTTGAGTGTGATCCGGTCATGCTGGATCCCACAGCTCCGGCCTATCTAAGTCTCAGCAGTGGCTCAACCGGAACGCCCAAGGTGGCTGTGTATGGCAACAAAACCTTTTTTGAAATACTGGCTCTAAGCCCCAGAGTCAGTTTTGACATGACACATGACAGCACAATCATGAGCATAGCCAAGATGAGTTGGTGCTTTGGCATGAACAATTCAGTGACCTACGTGGTCGGTCTGGGTGCCACGGCAGTGGTGATTCCAGACGCACCGGTTCCGGCCGTGATTGCCGATTATGCCAACAGATTTAGACCAACCATAGTGGCCAGCTCGCCATCGGTCATCAAACGACTGATACAACCGGGCAAGACACACTATGCCCTGCCTGACAGCATACATCATTTCAACAGCAGTGGTGAACATCTCCCGGCCATCATGTATGATCAATTTCTAGAACAGTATGGCATACGCCTGGGATCTTCTATTGGCATGATGGAAACCTGCACCAGCTACAGTGCCAATCCAGATGCAGAACATGATCGCGGCACAGTGGGACGTGCCTTGCCGGGCTGTGAAGTAAAACTCATGAACGGCAATATCCAAGTAACTGAACCCAACACCGTGGGTGAAATATATGTCAAGAGTCCTGCAGCGGCTCTATACTACTACAAGAATCCAGCACAAACACAGGCAACATTTATTGACGGATGGGTCCGCACTAGAGATCTGGGTCTACGCAATGAACGCGGCAATCTTGTGTTTGTTGGTCGTGCCGATGACGTGTTCAAGGTCAATGACCTGCTGGTCAGTCCAGTTGAGATTGAATCCATCATGTTGACCAACCCTACAGTTCAAGAAGTAGCTGTGTGTCGAGTGCAAGTCAATGAACTCAATACCTTACATGCGTTCCTGGTGCCAGGACCTGGCTTCGATCTCACAGCCTTTAGACAGTGGTTGCCAGATCAACTGTTTGCACATCAGATACCAAAACAGATACATCTGGTTGAATCATTGGCTGAAACCATGACCTTCAAGAAAGATCGCAGAAGCATGTCGCAGGCAGTGGAGGCTCTGTGCTGATCAACCACGATCCATCACGCCCAATTTATGTCATAGGCAAGTGTGCCACGGCCACAGGTATTGTGCATTTTCTCAAAGCCGCAGGTCCAGTTGAAAACATTTCGGTAGAAGAATATCACAACTTGCCTGCTGGCAGTCAGTGCATGTTGGGCTTTTTTAACATGCAGTATCGCGTGAAATTTTTTGACAGCACAGATATCGAACAACATGTCTGGCCTACCTACATACACGACAATGCTGTGGTAGTATCACCCGAACAGGTGGCACGTGGCTGTGTCATATGGCCTTGCTCGTTTGTTGGACATGAGGTAACTGTGTCGGAGTTCAGTATGATCAGTCAAATCACATCCATTGGCAAGGACACAGTGCTGGGTCGTAACTGTATGATCACTCCTGGTGGTGTGATCGGTGGATCGACTGTGGTCGGCAACAATGTATATTTTGGTCAGACCAGCAGTATCAAAGACAAGATCACCATATGCGATGATGTAATGTTTATGATGAACAGTATGGTATCCAAAGACATACCAAATCCTGGAAAGTATTATGGCAATAGAAAACTCTAATCGCATAATTTTCCGCGAAACACCAATCAACGACGAGTATCGTTATACCGACTACTACAAGATTCTAGAGTTGACATCGGCCCCCGACGAGATTGTGCTGGCTGATACTCTAGGTGGCTTTGATCCTGTTCTACAGAACCGATACCTGGCTCATCTCAACTCCATAACCGATCAGACCTGCACAGTTTGGCTCAATCAAATCACACCAGACCAAGTTCAACAGCACTATCCTAAACTGGACTTCTGTATGGATTTTCCTTTGTGGTTATGGAATCCGCTATCGACCTACAACATGCACCCGGAAGTGGCATTCAAAAATTTCGTTTGCAGTTTCAATGGCGCCGAACATGTCAGCAGAAAACTGTTGGTAGCCATACTGGAACGCTTTGGGTATTTTGACCCCGATTACTCGACCAAGAATTTTGTCTATGACAACGATGCCATCAATGGACACGTGAGAGATTTTGTGGGTGAGCAAGAAAACTTTTACGGCAAATTTTTTCAACACACAGCCGAGTTTGGTCAACAGATACACACCATCAACTACAGTAGATTTGATCACAACAGCAACATACATGCACTGGAACAACGTCTGACACAGAGTTTTGTCAACATAATCAGTGAGTCCTTGGCCACCAGTTACATGCCGTTTGTGTCAGAAAAGTTTTTATACAGTGTGGTCACCAGAGGACTGTTTGTGGCCTATGCTCAACCGGGCTGGCACGAGCAGTTGGAAAACTGCTACGGCTTTCGCAAGTATGATAAAATATTTGACTATGCGTTTGATCAAGTGTCAAACCCAATCAAACGCTTGTTGGATCTTGTGACCATGCTGTCAAAGTTCAGTTGTTTGTCTACAGCAGATTGGCATGACTTGTATTTGATTGAACTGGATACCATAGAACACAATTACGATCACTACTTTAGTGGTCGTTACCTTGAACAATTGAAACGCTTACATGATTAATTTTAACAGTGCCAACCCAGTTATTGTTTGTTTCCCTAGTTTTTCTGGTGGCAAATTTATTACCAACTGCTTGTCTTTGAGTCGACATGCTGTGCCACAGGACTGTGCCATAGCTGAACAACTGTTGGCAGATCCTGCTAACTATCAGTATAGATTTGATTCAATCATGCGCACCTTGCCACCTCAGGACGACATGAAAAACTGGGTAGCACAATACGAATTTGGAGATTGGCAACTGTATGGTCTGGCCATCAGTGACTGGCGTGAAGGACTTGCGACCACCGACACGGCCAGTTCGGTCGTGGATCCACTTTCAAATTCTGATCTTACATTTTTTATCTGTTGCAACAGTGGACCTGAGTCAGTGGAGAAACTGCTACAGGTATGGCCCAATGCTCGGTTGTTGATGTTGACCAACACCTGGCAGTTCAGCACCGTGGCTTTGAAGTTGAAATCTGACACAGGACAAACACCCCTGGACTTTGCCGGCAACTACTGCAAGGAAAAGTATGAAATCCTGGCTGGTGGATCCTGGCCCACCTGGGAACAGTTTGAACAGGTAGGATACAATGTTGATCGTCTAACTGATTATCCAGTTGAAATACAGGAAGAAATGGCGTCGTTCTATACCTGGCACAAGATAACCAAACCCATAAACATGATTGACATTGATGGCACCATTTTTGATCAAGAACGATTTCTTGACATGATAGAAAAACTGTATGATTGGTTAGGATTTGATGATTTTGATCCAAAACTAGTTGCACAATTTTGGCAAAGCTATATAGACTTGCACCAAATTATGTAGTATAATAGACTTAACTTATCTAAGGAACTTAACATGGGCAAACCATTTGACGTATCAAAATTCCGCAAGGAAATTACCAAGAGTATCGACGGCTTGTCGATTGGATTCAACGATCCCACTGACTGGATTAGCACAGGCAACTTTGCCTTGAATTATCTAATCTCAGGCGACTTCAACAAGGGCATTCCGCTGGGCAAGGTCACTGTGTTTGCAGGCGAGTCGGGTGCAGGTAAGAGTTATATCTGCTCCGGCAACATTGTAAAGAACGCACAGGATCAAGGCATTTTTGTTGTGTTGATTGATACAGAAAATGCCTTGGACGAAAAGTGGTTGCATGACCTAGGTGTCAGCACAGACGAATCTAAATTGCTCAAACTCAACATGGCCATGATTGACGATGTGGCCAAAACAATCAGCACATTCATGGCTGACTACAAAGCACTTCCAGACGGCGAGCGTCCTAAAGTTCTGTTTGTGATTGACTCGTTGGGCATGTTGTTGACTCCTACTGATGTTAACCAGTTTGAAGCCGGCGACATGAAGGGCGACATGGGTCGTAAACCTAAAGCACTTACTGCCTTGGTTCGTAACTCAGTCAACATGTTTGGTAGCTACAATGTGGGCTTGGTAGCAACTAATCATACATACGCTAGCCAAGACATGTTCGATCCAGATGACAAGATCTCAGGTGGACAAGGCTTTATCTATGCTTCCAGTATTGTAGTAGCCATGAAGAAGATGAAGCTGAAAGAAGATGAGGATGGCAACAAGATTTCGGAAGTCATGGGTATCCGTGCCGGTTGTAAGGTCATGAAAACTCGTTATGCCAAGCCGTTTGAAGGCATGCAGGTCAAGATTCCATACGAAACAGGTATGAACCCCTACTCAGGCCTAACTGACTTGGCTGAGAAAAAAGGCCTGTTGAAAAAAGATGGCAATCGCCTGATGTTTGTAACCAGTGATGGTGAAATCATCAAGCAGTTCCGCAAGGCATGGGAATCAAACGAAGATGGCTGTTTAGACAAGGTCATGGCTGACTTTGCCAACCAGAAAGAAACAGTAACCACAGAAGAATCAGCGTCGGAGGAATAATATGTCAGTAGAATTAGCAAGCGAAATTTGGGCCGAACTCAAGCGTTATGTAAACAAGGTCGATCGTGACGAAGCCGCAGAAGCCATGGTTTCGGTCCTGATTGACAACGATGTTTCAGCCGACGATATCAAAGATGCCTTTAAAGGTGATTCGGACGTGAAAGGTGCTCTTGCCAGTTATCTTAAAGATCATCAGGATGACGAAGATGATGACGAAGATGACGAAGACTTTGAATACGATGAAGACGAGGATGACGACTACTAATGTGGTATAGTAAAGTTGTTGCCGACCTTGGCGCAATTCCAGATTTCATAGCCCATTATGAGCATGAACTGGAAGATGCCAAGCGCGATGTGCGCATAGGCGGCCTGGTAGAAAAAAATATCACGGCCTTGCCTGGCATCACTGAACACAGGTTCAATCAACTGCAAGAAATTGAAGCAATTTTAAATCATCTTAACATACAGCTACGCAAGATACGTCGCAAGCATTTTCAGAAATATCTAGAAGGATATGCTCGTGCTCTGACCAGTAGAGATGCTGAAAAGTATGTGGATGGTGAAGATGAAGTGATTGATTTTGAAACCATTATCAACGAAGTGGCCCTGCTACGCAATCGTTGGTTGGGTATCATGAAAGGTCTGGACAGTAAGAGCTGGATGAGCGGCCATATTGTTAGATTACGCACAGCCGGAATGGAAGATATACAAGTATGACATTTGCACACGCAGGCGACAGCCACAACCACAGTCTTGAAACCCTAAACATGCTGTATGAGTATGATGATTTTATGCTCAGTGTTAGAAGTGTGCTGGATCTGGGCTGTGGATCCGGTGACGATCTAATTTGGTGGGCTACCAGAACCACTAGAGATGATACTCCACGCCCACTCAATATTGATTGCACCGGAGTAGACTTGCTCACATCGTTGCCACGAATCAAGGACCACGAGCGCATCAAGTTCTTATCCACCGACTTTGAAGGGCCAATTGATTCCTATCCCAAAGGTTACGATATCTTATGGTCACACGATTCTTTTCAGTATGCGATAAATCCAGTGGCCACCTTGAGTCAATGGTGGGATCTAGCCAGTCCAGGAGCCATGCTGTATATCTGCGTGCCCATTACCCAACAAATTCATCGTAGACAGTTGGATTATTTTTTACCGTCCAACACCTACTATCATTACAGCATGGTCAACTTGATACACATGTTGGCCACAGCCGGGTGGGATTGCCGCAGTGGGTTTTTCCGTCAGGCTCCAGATGATGCTTGGTTGCACGCAATAGTGTATAAGAGTGAACATCGTCCCCAGGATCCCAAAACAACATCTTGGTATCAGCTGTCAGAACTGAAACTTTTGCCAGAAAGTGCCGACCGTAGCATACAGGCACACGGACATTTGAAACAGCATGACTTGGTTGTGCCCTGGCTGGATCGCAGTTTGATGAGCATGGCAATCAAGTGAACTAAATAGTGGTGCTAAAGGAGATAAAACTATGGCAACAAGGACAATTAAATTCCAAGGTTGGGGAACAGGAACAGCTTCCATAACCGCATTTTTGAATGGTGAACAGGTATTTTCAGGTGATGTTGACCTACAACCCATGACCAACGAAAACGACAATGAAAAAACAGCACCCACTGTATTTTCAATTGAAGTTCCAATCGACATGGGCGGAACATATCCAATGAAAATTACTGTGGGCAAATCAACCGTAAGATTTGGACAAGTAGTGGCCAATTACACCGAAGTTGACTGGGGCGAAGTTTACTACACTGGTCCTTATGAGTTTGCCGATATTGCTCCTGTAGACAATTTTGGAAGTAGAGATCCACGTAATGCGGTAAAACTAGATGGCATAGCCTGGCCTGCTCCAGACCGTAGTGTCATGAAAGGCACCTGGCACTATGATGTAAATCCTGGTTCTACTTTTGAATACGATTTCCGCATCAATCAAGGCAGTGAACTAGAATTCTAAACGACCTGTAGATCAAAATAACCCGCTATTTTGGCGGGTTTTTTTATGGTTGACCAAAAAAGCACCATTTGCTATAATTGTTACATAGTGTAGTAATTAGACAACAATTTGCAAAGAAAGGCAAAATATGGTAATAAAGAATCAAAAAGCAAGAGCATTGGTAGCAACAGCAGCAATGATCACCTTGGTAGTAGCAGTAACAGCAATCGTTCAGTTAGTGACCACTTACTTAGATCGTGAAACAATCATGCAAGGGTTGGCAGGTATTGTCCTGTTGTTCCTGTTATACACGATTTACGGCTTGTTTCTAGCCAAGATCCAATACGATGACAAAATCCGCGAAATAGCTAAAAAATAAGCGGTTGACCAGAAATACCAAATACGCTATAATAGTATTATTAACAATATAGTTAAGGAGCTAAAAGATGTCAACAATTTTAATCAAAAACGGAACATATCGT